GATCACGCCGAGACGACCGCGTCCGCGTTGACGATCACGTTCAAGGGCACTTCGGGCACGCCCGATCGTTGCCTTTGCGTCAATCGGGCGGGGTCGGTGCCGCCGGTCGCCGCCGATCTTACGACTGGCGCGAGCGTCACGACCACAGGCAATAGCAACCTGTTCGTCCTGGGCGGTGTCCGCGTTCGGGGCCTGACGTTCAATTGCGGCACCGGCGCGAACAGCACATCGCTTCGATTCGGCGACAGCGCGGTGCGGATGATCTTCGAAAACTGCACCTTCAATATTGTCGCAACCGGCGCGAGCGCGGCGATCCAGCCAAACGGAACCACGGCCGCCGGTCGCGATGTCGAGTGGCGCAACTGCAATGTGTCGTTCGCCGCAACGGGTCAGTCGATCAACTGCTTCGGCAATCGCTTCATTTGGAACGGCGGAGCGCTGCAGGCGGGGACAGCCATTCCCACCACACTGTTCTCTACCGCCAGCAGTACCGGCGGCGAAATTTACGTCGAGGGCTTGGACCTTAGCCAGGCTGGCAGCGGCAAGAACCTGATCAGTGGCGGCGTCACGGGTCGAACGATCTTTCGCAACTGCAAGCTGGGCGCGTCGGTCACGCTCTCGACCTCCCCGATTCAGAACTCCTTGGGCAAGGCGATGCTCATCGGCTGCAATTCGGGGTCGAATGTCCAGCGCAATGAGACAATCCAGTACGAAGGCGTGCTGACCACCGAAACCACGATCGTTCGGACCGGTGGCGCCACGGATGGGACGACCCCCTATTCGTGGAAAATCGTCAGCAACTCCAACAACAAAGAAGATTGGAACTTCGAAACCTTCGAAGGCAGCTTCTGGAACGACGCCGTCGGCTCGGCAAAGACCCTGACCGTCCACGTGGTCACCGACAATGTCACCTTGACCGACGCCGAGATCTTCCTCGAGGTCGACTATCTCGGCGACGGCAGCTTTCCGATCAGCGGCCGAGCAGCCGACTGCAACGCCACGCCGCTGACGGCCGCCGCCAACCAGGCCTCCGACAGCGGCACCGCCTGGACCACGACGGGCCTGACGACGCCGGTGAAGCAAAAGCTCGAGGTGACATTCACGCCCCAGAATAAGGGCCCGATCCGCTGGCGCGTTCGTTATGCAAAGGCCTCTTCCACCGTTTATATCTGCCCTAAGCCGGACTTTACCTAGTGGCTGAGTGGCTGGCGCCTTCGGGCGAGCTGGTCACTCCTGGCGCGGCCGCCTGGCTGACGCCGGGCGGGACCTTCATTCCGGATGCCTCGAGCACGTCTGCCGGCAATGCGACGGGCGCGATCGGCACGGTTACGATCAGCGCCCCTGCAGGCGGTGCGGTGGGTCAGGCCGCAGCCGCCGGCGCGATCGGCTCGATATCGATTGTCACGCCGGCTGGCGGAGCGACCGGCTCGGCCGCGGCGTCGGGCGACGTCGGCGTTATCACGACGTCGGCGCCAGGCGGGATTGCGATCGGCGGCGCCTGCGCCGGCGGACAGATCGGTACCGTTACGCTTTTCGCTCCGTCTGGATCGGCGGCGGGCAAGGCCTCGGCGATCGGAGCGATCGGGACGGTCACGTTCTCGCCGCCAACGGGACAGGCGTCCGGTGCCGGCGTTGGGTTTGCCAGCGGGGCGATCGGGACGATTGGCGTCGCAGCGCCGAACGCGATCGCGACTGGCAAAGCTGCCGCATCGGGCGCGATCGGGACGATTTCTATCGTCGCGCCGCAAGGAATCGCGGTCGGCGGAGGAACGCCCTTCGCCGGGCCCCGCAAGACCGTGCTGCATTCGGTTCGGATCGGCGCCGCGCGCCCTGCACAGCGATCGGGCGCAGCTCGGCCGCGCAATGTTTCGAGAGGTTGAACGATGAGCCTTCGCCTGGTGACGCCGCCGGACGGCTTTCCGGTATCGATCGAAGAGGCGCGCACGATGTGCCGGGTCATCGGCGGCGAAGAGGATGCGATGCTGGGGCCGTTGATCGCGGCAGCTACGACGCACGTGGAGCTCTACATCGGGCGCTCAATTCTGCCCCAGGTTTGGGAACTTCTGCTCGACGGCTTCGACGATAGCATTCTACTTCCGCGCGGACCGGTTACGACAATTGAGTCTGTCGAATATTACGACGTCGACGAGCAGCTGCAGACAGTCCCCGCCACCGACTATGCCCTTGATGCTGCGTCGGATCCTCAATGGCTTGTACGCGCCACCACCGCGAATTGGCCGGGCGTTGCGGGCGGCATAAACAATGTGGTGATCCGATTCACCGCTGGGTATCCGGATACGGCGATCGAGCGCCATGCGATCAAGCAAGCGATCCTGCTGCTGATCGTGCAATGGTTCGACAATCCGAGCGCGGTGATCACCGGGCCGATCGTCAGCTCGATGCCCAATGCGGTCGAGGCGCTGCTTTGCAACGTGCGCAGTTTCAGCTGATCCCATGCAGCAGACCGCCAAATATAACCGGCGCGCCAAATTCTATAGCGTTACGATCGCGCGCGATGCCGCCGGCATTGAAAAGGCGACGCCGGAGCTGATCTGCGAAACCTTCTGCAGCGTGCAATATGGCTCCAGCGCCGATCGACGCGTCGCCGCTGGCACCGAAGCCGGGCAGGCGGTGACTGTTCGCGTGCGATCCAACGCGCCACTGCGTTCCGTTGATGTGCTCGACCGGGTCGAGATCCGTGGCGATCCCGCAATATACGCTATCGAAGGCATCGCTCCGATCGGCCGCGGCGAGGAAATCGAATTCACCGGCATGTCGGCCAAGGGCGCTGGCGCATGACGGGATCCTTGAAGCTCGAGGGGTTTTCGGAGCTCGAGGCCATTCTCGCCAGGTTCGAAGATACGAAAGTCACCGACAGGATCGGATCGCGCGCCGGCAATAGCGCCATGAAATACATGCTGACGGCCCTTGTCGGCGCACTGCCCGTCGGGACGCGGCCGACGTTGCGTCGCCGGAAGCGGAAGGACGGCAGCATCGCCGAGGCTGATTATGGCCGCGTGACGACAAATGTCCGAATTAAGCGGATCCGCAAGGCCGAGGGTACCACTCAGGTTTGGACTGTCAGCACCAACGCCGCCTTCTGGTGGTGGATGAACGAATTCGGGACGGTCAGCCAACCCGCCAACCCGATTATGCGGACAGTTTGGGAACGCGAAGGCCCGGACTTGCCGGCGCGGATCGGCAAGGATCTTTGGACCGGTATCGAGCGCGCCGCAAAATCGCGCGGCGTCAATGTCACGGGGCGGAGTATCTAGATGGATCTCGAGCTCGTGAAGCGGCTCGTCGACGCGGCGTCGATCGCTGCGATCGTTGACCAGGCGGTGAGCTGGCACGAGCGTCCGGCAACGCTAGGCTTCCCTTCGATTGTCCTGACGATTGCCGCGCCTGGTCGCGAATATACGCATGGCGGCGCCGACGGCCTGGATGAACCACGCGTCCAGCTCGACATGTTCGGCCTCGATGCCGTCGAGCTGATTACGCTCAAGCGCGCGGTAATCGCGGAGATGGAATTGCCGCGGGACGTCGATGGCATCCGCTTTCACGAAGGCTTTCTCGAGACCGAGTTCACGCCGCCGGCGGAAATTCTGCCGGACGGACGGCGCGCTTACCGCGTCACCCACGAGTGGTCATTTTTCTGGGAAAATCTGAGTTAATGGAAAGGATTAGGCGATGACTGGTAACGCCAAGAGCAGCTTTGGAACGAAATTTTACCTGGTTCCCGACGGTCAGACGATCACCGGCGGCCTTGTTGCCGAAATGATCAAGACGGGAAAGCCGAAGATCTCGCGCGGCATGCAGGATGTCACGACGCATGATAGCGCCGGCGGCGCGGAAGAAGTGATCCCCGAGGGCACCTACAAGGTCGAACCCTTCACCATCACGATCCATTACGTCGCCAACAGCACTATCGACCAGGCGTTGATCTTGGCCATGACGGGCGGCGCCCTCCAGGACTTCGAGATCCATGAGAAGGGTGCGGCAGGGCTGATCAAGACCCCTGGCTCCGGCTATATCAGCGATTATGGGCCTGACGATGCCGAGGTGCGCGGCAAGCAGACGGCGACCTTTACGGTCACCCCGACCGGCGCACTGACCGCCAAGTCGGCCGTTGCCTGATATGGGTGAGACCATCGCGCCGCCGGCTCCCGAGGTCGAGTTCCATTTCGAAGGCCAGGATTATGTCATGGTCTTCGACTGGGGGGCGCTCGCCTTTTACGAGCGCACCATGTCGGAATCGATCTTCGCGGTCTTTGCCGAGCTCGAGCGATATCAGGTCGCGGCCGACGCAAAGGTTCCGAATATCGAGCGCTATGCGCCGCGCATGTCGGCGGTCGGCGCGCTGGTGAAAGCCGGGCTGCACCATCATCACCCCGCGATCAGCTTCGACACGGCCATGCGCATGTTCTCAGATCCCGCCGTGCAAGCGGCGCTGGGTTCCGCCAGTGACGCGTCGATGGGCGGCGGGGAAGGTGCAGCGGGAAAGCCGATGCCCGCGCCGCAGAAGGCGCGGGCGACGAGGAAACGGGCTTCGACTGGGACCAAGCCATCGCCGGCTGGGTCGAAGCCGGCGGCACGATCGAAGAATTCTGGCGCTCGACGCCGCGTTTGACGGTCATCCAGATTCGTGGCGCCGCCCGGCGCCGCGACCTCCTGGCCTGGCAGATCGGCCGAGCGGTCCGCGATACGTCGATAACCAACCTCGCTGATTTTATAGGCGAGGATGAAGAGGGCGATCGACCCGGGCGTCGTGAAGCGCCCCAGTCGGCGGTCGAGATGGCCCACAATCTGGCGGTCTGGCGCGCGATTTACGGGCTGCAGGCGATCCATGTTCCGAATGACGAGGAGTAGGCGATGTCGGGTAAAAGCCTGATCGGCGCGCTGCGCGTTACCCTTGGCCTGGATTCGGCGCAGTTTTCGAAGGGTTCGGCCAAGGCGAAAAAAGAGCTCAACGATTTTCAGAAGTCCGCGCAGTTTCTTAAAAACGCTCTTGTCGGTCTGATCGGCGTCGATTTGATCGGTCAGTTTCGCGAGCTCGGCCGCGCGGCCCTAGATAGCGTTGGGGGTCTAGGCGAAGCTGCGGCGCAATTGGGCGTGACGACCGATGCCCTGCAGGAGTTCCGCTTTATCGCGGTGCAGACGGGGCAGTCGCAGGAAGATCTCGACCTCGCACTCGGCCAGCTTACGAAACGCCTGGGCGCTGCGGCCGACGGAGCGAAAAAGCCGACGGCCGCGTTGGCGAAGCTCGGCGTCGTGTTGAAAGATAGCGACGGTAAGGTGCGGGGGACCGACAAAGTGTTGCTCGATATCGCGGGCGGACTTGAGAAGGTTGCCACACCGGCGGAGCGTGCGGCGATCGCCACCGACCTGTTCGGTAAATCGGGCATGAAAATGCTTCCTTTCCTGGAGGAGGGAAAGACCAAGCTCAAAGGCTATATCGACGAAGCGCATCGTCTGGGCGTCGTCATCGACGAAGCGACGATCGCCAGCGCCGACAAAATCGCCGACGAGCTGGCGGTGCAGGACAAGGTGATCGAGATGCGCATGAATGCGCTTCTCGCATCGAGACGAGAGCAGATCGCATCGCTCGAAACATCCTGGCAGGATATCAAGATCGGCTCGATCGACGCCGGCGCCTCGGTGATCAAGTTCTTCTCCGATTGGACCGATTGGGCCGCCAAGGCTCAAGTCTGGATCGATTCGACCGACGCCAAGATCAACAACTTCTTCGCGGGCATCTGGCGCGGCGTCGAAAATTTCAACCAGCGATCGATCGCGGCGGCCGACGCCGTCGTGGCGATGTTCGCCGCCTTGCCTCGCAACGCCATCACTTCGATGCAGCGCCTTGTCTCGGGTGCGCGCGAGTGGCTTGGCAATCAGCTGACGGCGATATTCGAGGGGCTTCGGCGCCGGATCGAGGCGGCAGGCAAGTGGTTCTACGATCTGTACGATAAGGTTGTCGGGCACAGCTATATTCCCGACATGGTCGACGAGATCGGCGTCCACATGGCGCGCCTCGATGTCGAACTGGTCAAGCCCACCGAGAAGGCCACGACGAAAGCGGCGGAAGCCTTTCGTGCGCTTCAGCAGGAAGTATCGAGCATACTTTCCCGCCTGTTTCCCGAAATGGCGGAA